TCGCGACAATAGCCCGCCCGCCTAGCGTTTAGCGAATGGCTAGGGGCTAGGGGCTAAAAAGAAAAAAGCCGCCGTATAAGGCGGCATTGTTTATCTATCCATTTATTCCACGGCTAGCCAAAAATTATCTTTTAACGCTTCGCGGCGCTCCCTAGCGCGCGCAATCTCGCGCCTATAATCGTGGAGCTTAGCCGTTAGCGCGTCGCATATTGCGCCGCCTAGATCAATTCCCGCCTTGCGTTGCGCTTTAATAGCGGCAATTAAGCCGCGCGCGTATTGGCGCGCCTCTTTTATGTTTTCGGCTAGATCTTCGGCTTGTTGTTCCGCTTGAAATTGCGCGTCATCTTCGCGGCTTTTTTCCGCTTCGCGCTCCGCCATATTGTCGGCAATTCGCGCCGCGTCATATACGGCGGCTTCATGCTCTATATTGGCGCTATCATTCGGGGCGAATTGCCCGCGGCTAAAATAGATCGTTGCAATATCACAATCACTGTAAGCGATCGCGGGCGCGATAAATACGCCTTTTTTGCCCGCCTTGATCTTCACAATATAGGGCTTGACTAATTCCATCTGAAAATTGTCGGCATAATAGCCCAAATAATCAAAGGCGCGGCGGCTTATATCTTGCAACGGCGTTGCATTGTATCCGGTTAAATCATAAAGGCGCATATTGCCCGCGTCGTCATAATCGTTAGCGCTATCATACGCGCGCCAGCCGGGGCGCCCATATTTAACCTGCCATTCTAGCGCGCTCTTATAGGCGCCCTCGGGATTATGTTTAGAATAACTCTCGGCGCGGGTTTTAACGGCGCGCAAGCGCGCGGCTAATTCATAATGGATTTTTTGCATTTTCTAGCCTCTACTAAAAACCGGGCAAAATTACCCGCCATTAGCCCCGGGCTTATTGCTAGGGGCTAATAGCTGTTAATTTCAGGGTTTAAGGCAATTTTGCGTGATATACGCCTTTACATAATCCGCCGTAGATTGTCCCCTATAATGCGGGAATTTTCTATTTTTAGTGCTTTTCCAAGCGCGGCGTCGCTCGCTCATAACCCGCTTAATTTCTTTCGATTCTACTAATCCGCGCCCGGCGATCGCTTCACTTAAAGTTTGCATTTTTTCCTCTATATCTAAAAATTGATTGTCCACTAGATCCCCGCAAGCGATCCACAATAAGCGCTCTAAATTATCGGCATGGTTTGATAATTGCGCGGGCGTCCAGCCGCCGTATTCTTGCAATATATCGGCTATTAGCTTAGGGCTAAGGGCTAATAATTGAGAGCTAATCTCGGGCAATTTCATAAGCGCCGATATATCACTATCACAAGCGCCCGAATGATAGCCCCGCGCCGCTTGTGAATGATCTATTTTTAACTCAATACGCCCGCAAGATGATATCCAATATCTCATTATTGCCCCCTTGAATTGTCTAAAATGTCATACTCATGTTTTAATTCTGATTCGCTCATGTTAGATAAACCCTTGAATCCAAATAAAATAAGGTCATGTAAAGTGTTATCGTTATAAGCGCTATCGTTGTAGCAATTATCCAGAGTCATATTTAATACATCTTTTATAAGATTTTCTCGCGTCAATTTTTCTAAATTAGGCATTTTCTAGCGCTCCCATGAGTGAATTGATATCGGCGCATAAATCCGCCAAATTGTAGATAGAGCCGAATACAATCCCGCCCCCATATTGTTTATTATGAAAGCGGCGCCCGCCTAGCGGCTTGGCTCGCTTTAAAGCTAGGTCATACTTACGGCTAATCTTATCCATGCCCATATAATCGGCTAGATCGTTATTAGTAGTAAATTGCAAAAAATGGCAAACAAAGCGCGGATTACCGTTAATGTCATTATTCACGCGGGTAAAATCATTGGTTTGTATCATGGTTTTATATCCTCTAGTAAGTTAAAAATTAAGCGTATGCCGTCCAAGCGCTAGGCTCAAATATTGCTTTTCCATCAATAACGGCGGCGGGCTTAAACCGGCGAGCGCATGAAAATGAATTGATTTTAAAATACGGCTCCGAATCTTCACTATATCGCTGCACTTTTTTGCTTAATATGCTGCCAATGAAGGCGCCGGGCATTGGCACGCTCTCGCCTTGCATAAAACATTCGCGGCTATCCTCTGATATATCGCGAATTTGCGAGATTTTCGCCATTTGACCGGATACGCTTAAAACTTGATAAAAATCAATATTGGTTTGATCGTAACCCCATGAGCACCGGAAAATATCCCCCGGTTTTACGTCATGCGCGGCGCTTAATTGCTTTTTAATCTCGCGCTTGGCTAGCTTATCGGCGGCGCTTTTTTCTAGTGCGCTTAATTGCTCATTTATGTAAGCGTCGCGCTTTTCCACGCTAGCGAATCGATAATGCAAGCGTGGTTTATTGCTTTTCCCTGAAAATATGAGCGCAACGGCTCGCGGCTCGGCTATGCCATAAGCGGCAAATCCTAGCTCGGGGCTATTAGCTAATAGCTCATAATTTGCGGGAATAAAAAATTCTCTATTGTATGTTTTCATTGTCGATTTTTCCTCTAGTTAATTGATTGTTTAGCCGCAAAACCATGCGTCTGGATTCGCCTTTAGAAATGCTCGGGCGTCGCGCTTATTGTCAAATCTAATATGCTGCAAGTAATTGCCGGTGCGTTCGATCGCGATCACAATCCAGCCAAAATCGTTAAATGTTAGTTTTTGCATAATTAAAACCCCCCTAGAATTGCGACGGCAAACAAGCCGCCAATGATCGCGCCCAATACGCAAGCGCCCAAAAAATCCCAAATACTAATTTGTTTTTTATCTAGCTTTTCCATTTTTTATCCCTTTATAGGTTAAATTGTCATGCGCTATTGTTTGATCGCATAAAAACATTGTAAACACTTTTTAAGATAGTGCAACACTTTATTTTGCAATATTGTCGCATTTTTGCAAATTGTCATTTTTTATGGGTGTTTTGGGTTATGAATTGGGTATGTAAACATAGGTTAATGACCTTAGCTAGAGGCTTATAGCTAGGGGCTTGTAGCTTGGTATAGGTTAAATTGTCATACTTAATACATATATAAATTTTAAATATGGTATTTTTAAGGGTTTTACAATGTTGTAGGCGTGCGACTGTTTTGCTAATGACAATTGACCTATTTGACCCATAATTTTTGAGCGTGCAAATGCCCCTGATTTTTGGGTAAATGCTAATAGCTAATAGCTAGGGGCTAATAGTAAGTTTTGATCGCGCCCCGCTCCGGTTTAAATTTCAAACCCCAAGCTAATAGCTTTTAACTAATAGCCACTAGCTTATAGATGACAATTTGACCCAATCTTGTTTGACATAATAGCGGTTATACGCAAGCCGTAATCTAAAATCTACCGGCTATTAGCTAGGGGCTTATAGCTAGGGGCTTGCGGGGCGATATCGCCCGCTAAACCTTATTCTATATGGCGGGGATTTTTTGCCATATAAAATCGAAAAAGGGGGTCATTAATTTAGGTGGGTACGATGAGAGGGTTTTTTATTCTAGGAACTATGCAAAAAAGTCTTTTACAAAAGCCGAAAAAATTTTTATAGTTATAAAACTAAGTTAGTATCTACTAACATAATATGTAAAACAAGCTTGTTGCACTTTTTAGGGTTTGTGCTAATATCAAGGCATTGTTTAACTATACTGGGAGCTGGAAACATGAACGACCGTTTCGCACTTGACCCACTATTTTATTCAATCGATCATAAAACTGACAAAATCGTAGCTACGGAAGAAGAGATCGCCAACATCTATGATGCGGCGTATAGGGGTTTATCCGGAGATGCACTAGCTATTGCTGCTGGCTTTTTGCCCGTAGACTTTAATCGTCTTTGCCAATTTGACCAAAAAGCTGCCGAAGCAGTCATTTATGGACGTGCCAAAAATCATGCAGATGTAAGCGGATCGCTAATGCGTAATGCAATTAATGGGGATACCAAAGCTGCAACGACAGTGCTTACTCACCTCCACGGCTGGAAGCCCGCCAAGCCAGAAGCTGACGGCTCCAATGAATTACGCATTGTGATCGAGAACACGCTACCAGATCCTAGCCCCGAGCTGAAAGCTACTAGCTAATGGCTGATACCCGTAGGGTCAAACTACCAGTACTACATTCAGGGCAACATGCCCTGTTTTTACAGCAAAAACGCTTAAACGCGACGCGCTGCGGACGACGCTGGGGCAAAACACGATTCATGGAATGGCTAGCAGCCCGGGCTGGGGGCAATGGGCAATCAGTCGGAATATTCGCGCCCGAGCACAAACAGCTTGCCGAACCGTGGGATCACTTGCGCGATATGTTAGATCCCATCGTTAAAAGCGCCAACCGCAACGATGGAACAATCAAATTACTGAGTGGCGGCAAAATTGACTTTTGGACGCTAAATGATAATGAGCTAGCAGGGCGCGGGCGCGAGTATGACTTAGTGCTCATCGATGAGGCAGGATTTACCAAGTCACCGCAGATGAAAGACGAGATTTGGTTTAAGTCCATAAAGCCAACGATGCTAACCACTCGCGGGATTGCGTGGGTGTTCAGTACGCCAAACGGAATTGACCCTGACAACTTCTTCTATTCAGCCTGTCAAGAACCCGACTTAGGGTTTCACTCATTCCATGCGCCTACTAGTACAAACCCTTACGTTCCGTTAGATGAGTTAGAACGCGAACGCGAACGCAACCATCCAATGGTGTTCCGTCAAGAGTATCTTGCCGAGTT